TCCGCGCTGACTTCCCGAAGCTGACCGTAAAGCGGCGAGAATCCGCAGCGAACGTCAAGCGGATCAATCCCGTTGCGAATCATCAAAACATCTTCGTAATTGAGATCGACCGGACCCGCGCCATAGGCTACGTAACGATAATGCGTGATGAGCTTTAGTCCGTCCGCGTTGTCTCGATCACTAAGGATCTGCGTCCAGTTGTGCGGCATGTACCAAAAGCCAATCAGCCGCCCCGCGTTGTCCCGACGCTTGAAGAGAAACGAATGCCCGCGAGTGTCCAACGAAAGGATAAGGCCAGCAATGAGCGCGTTCCCGTTGTAATAGTCGTTTGGGTGGTTAAAAACGCTGACCGCTTGGGCGACCTGCGGACCTTGAGCACGATTCCACTGATTCTTGGCCGGGTTCCACTTCTGGACAATCAGCTCCAAGTCCTGAAGCATCGTTGCCTTGCGCTGAATGCACGTCGCGACAATCGAATTGTTCCACGGATCGCCAACCTCTTCGGCGTAGTTAATTCGCGAATTGCGAAGCCACGGCGTAGCACGGTACATTGACGGCCCACGGTTCGGACCTTGCGGACGGAATGCCTGCAACCACTTGGTAGCCGTTTTTAGTAGGTTCATAGCATTACCTTTCGCCAATCGTCGAGATCCATAGAGAAGCCTGGGGCCTGCATCAACTCCGCATAGGCATCCGCCGCCGCGTCCTCAAGGTCATCATGCTTGCCCATTGGAAACTGTCTCATGGATTCAATGTAGTCCCGTGCAGCTTTCCGCCCTTCGTCAGTGCCGCCGGTCACAATTCGCACATTTCCCGCGTTCACCTGCGAAGCGTGAGGCTCGGACCGTAAAACCTTATCGCCGGTCACTGGGAACGCTTTTACCGGGTAGCCCGCAAGCAATCGAATCATCTGGCTCGCGACTTCTTTGCCCGCCGCTCCTGGGTCTTGAGGGAGCCGGATGCGAACCGATGCGCCATCAAGTTCCGCCGTCTGCCTTAATCGCCGGTTTCGCTCGGACGGCTCACACTGGAACCGCATCGGGGTTTCGTAGAAGATCCCATCTTTGTCCGGCCCTTCGACCTTCACCGACGCCGTGTAGTCGCCTGCTCCTTCCGTCGCGGCGAAGTCCCAACCCCGCGCCGTTGGAAGTCCCTGCGGAGCATGATCAACCAAACCGATTTTAGAAACCTGAAATAGCGCACCCTCTTTCGGTGTTGGGTTGCACTGATAAAGGGCTTCGAAGCCCGTCGTCACCGATCGAATCCGCTCGAGATCCGCAATACTGAACCGCTCCGGCCAAAGCGCCTTACCCTCGTCGGAGATCGCAGGGAGCTTGAGCACCGTCCATTTGCCCGGCTCCGACGCCACGGCTCGAGCGCCGATGTCATCGTGATGCCAAAGCGTCATGACGATGATCAAAGCCCCACCCGGCTCCAGACGGGTGTACAGGTCGTCTGAGTACCAATCCCAAACCTTTTCCCGGTAGGCGTCGCTTTCCGCGTCCTCACGCCGCCGAATCGGATCGTCGATAATGATTCGAGAGAAGCCGGTACCGGTTGGCGGTGAGCCAACACCTCGAGCCATGTAAAGCCCGCCATTTGTCGTCGCCCATTCGTCAGCCGCCGCTTTATCGGGGGCAACCAAACCCCGCTCATCGGCCATATTTCGTGTTCGTCGGCCAAATTTGCGGGCGAACCGTTCGTTATAGCCGGTCACCAAAACATTGTCGGACGGCCGCTTCTCGAGGCAGTAAAGCGGGTACCGGACGGTGGTCGTTTCCGACTTTCCGTGACGTGGCGGCATCGTGATGAGAAGCCGGTCAATCTGGCCAGCTTCCACCGCGTCAAGGTGTTCGGAGATCAGCCGGACGTGCTCCGGAGTCTGCCAAGTCGCTGGAATCGTGCCCCGGTACCAATCCAGGTAGCCCTCAGCTTTCGGCTTCTTGGGCGCGGTTCGCGGCCTCGAAAAGTCGAATCCCCTTATCGATGGAAACTCCATGGAGAACGGCAATATCAGCGGCGTTTTGTCGCTGGAGCCATTCTTTATCGCGGAAGTGCTTCTGTTGCTCAACGGCTGTCTTTATCAGCTCCTCAAGATAGCTGCCAAGCATGTCCCCAAAATCGCGCTTTTTTTGTGTTGCAACTGCTTGCAACACTTGCGGGATTTGCTTCCCCCAGCGACTGATGATGCTTAGATCAAGTTCAAATTGCCTTGCAACTTCAGCGGGGGAAGTGCCAGCCGCAAGACTTGCTAAAACCATGGCCTTCAGCTCTGGCGGATGTGCTTTACCTCTCGCCATGCTCCCATTTCCTCTAATGCTTTCCGCCGCGCCCGTTGCTTCCGAAGCCGATGTTTTCTCATCTGGCCACGGGTGTAGAGCTTTGTTTTAGCCAACGTTCCCCGGCGGGTTGACTTTGGGCAGCGGATTCACCGTCGCCTTGTCCACCACTTTCGAATCCACGCCCGCGTTCTGAAGCACGATCCGTGTCGCCGCGTTCGCATTGTGCGCCTTGTCGAACGAGTGAAGATCGATGCCAAATGCCGACGCGCCACCCGCGAGACCAGCCGCCGCAAGCTGCTTAGGGTCAGCGACACCGATGCCAAGAGCCGTCACCACGCCCGCCACAACGCCGCCGAGAAGTCGCTTGAGTGCTAGTTTCCAATTGTATTTCATGGTCGTACCTCTGAGAGTTTTTGCTTGATCCAAGTCAGGTCGGTTCGAATTTCGGTAAGCACGTCGGTGACCCGGCGGAGTTCGCTTCCCTGAGATGCCGCCAGCGCCCGCATATCGGAGACCTCGGCTTTCATCCGCTGAACATCGGCCCAAAGGCGCATAGAGAGCACCGAAAGGCCGATGATTGCCGATGCCACGACCGACGAAAAGACAGAGGCGAAGTCGATAGGAATGATCATCGGCTTAGTGCGTTTCTAAATCGCCCCGACTTGCCAGGTGTGGAGCCTAGGAGTTTCGGGGGTACTGCGGCTGGAATCATGGAGAGGAGAGGAGCCGCATAACAAAAAGGCCCCACCTGATTACTCAGTGGGGCCTTCAAAGGTCTATGAAGTTGTTTTGAAGATACTCAGACGCACCTTCGGTTGGGAAACGTAAAAAGGGTATCACGGAATTGCTTGTCTGTCAAGGTCATTCGCCCGGTTCCTCGGGGAAAAATTCAAACCGCCGTTGCTTCATCCGATCGGCAATCTTCCCCTCGAAGTCCTCAACCAGCACTTTCGCCCATTCGCATGGGGATTGATTCACGAGATCGCACCGGCTGAACGCCAGCAACACGCGGAAGCATGTCATGCCGGGATACACCCGCATGACCGTCGACCACTGCCCGCCGCCGCGTTCGGAATCAATCTCGGTTGGCGCGTAGACCCATTTCAGGATCGGGCGAATCAGGTCGAAGCCGGGCGTCCCTTCTACGTAGATCGCCGCCGCTGCCGATTCCCGAAGCCCGGTAGGGCCGCCCGACCGCGAACACAACGGACCTGGCCGAATCTTCGATGTGGCACCCGCTTGATGGTCCGACCAAAGCTGAATCAGTTCCCTAGGCGTGTAGTTTGATCTCGGTTTTATCTTGCCCTCCTTGCTTTGTATCGGTCGTTCCAGAATCACTTGAGTTCTCCCGGTTGAAGCTTCGATTCCTCTAGCGAGATCGCTCCGCGGCGAATTGCCATCATGAGAAAATCAACTCGCCTCGCCTTGTGGATGTCCTTCTTGGGGAACCTATTTTTGATCATGTCGAGCGCCGCGGCCCGCACGGATTCACCGTCAGCGTCGGCCCAATTCCCGCCAAATTCGCCGCTGACTGCCCACCATCGCAAACCCTTTCCGGGCGTCGAGTCCGCCGCCCGACTTGGCAGGAACCGGCGGAAATCGACCCATCGAGGTGGGCGTTGCATGTCGGAATTCATGATCTTCTGGCAAGCCTGTTCGACTTCGCGGTCGCTGAATTCTTCTAGATTCGGTTCCCATGCTCGCCAAAGGTTGTTCGGCAAACCAGCCTGATTGAAGTTGCCCCACAGCTTCGCCAAGGCCACCTGTTTCGGGCTTTGGCGGTTCTCGTAGCCGCTCATCGGATCACCTCACGTTGCCTTCGAAGGGCTTCCCGCTTCCTGTCGATCTCATCCTGGTCATGCCCTTCGGGGACTGGCAGCTTCGTCGGGTCGAATGCGGCAAGCGGGTTTGATTTCCCGAGAATCGCGCCGACGCTTTTCGGCATGGGCCTCGTCACTGGGTCCGGTGGGTTTCCGGTTTCCGGGTCCGGTTCTCCCACAAAAATAAAATTGGACCCAGGTTGAAGTCTTGCGGCAGGTGGCTCGGGGTCAGGTTCAACGCTCGGCACGTCCCCCCGATTAGTACTGACTACCTCTTGTGTATTCTCTTTCTCTTTCTCTTTCTCTTTCTCGCGATGATTTGCGATTGCGGTCGGAGTCGCTTCGGATCGCTCAGTGATCGCATAGTTATCGCACTGCGATCCATCTGTGATCGCAGACGCATCCTTTTTGGCGCTAGATTTGTTAGCCCATCGGACTGCGTTACCCTTCTTCCCCGCGTCGCTTTTGGCGATTCTTTCGGCGTCCTGCTCGGTGCGCTCTCGCTCTAATCGAGGGTTGGCAAGTCGCCCGTCTTCGCATTCTAGGAAGTGTGGACTGACCTCGGCCCATATCTTTTTGAATGACCCCAGCGGTTCATTCACGAGCCTGGAAAGCTCCTTGAGGTCAGAGGAGATCGAGCCCGTGCGCCATTGGCGAGCGAGCAACTCAATGTAGACGCCTCTAGCCGCATTGCTCATCGCTCGCACAGAATCAGAGCAAAGCCACGCCGTGACGTTGAACGGGAACCAATCTAGAGGATCTTCTTTAGCCATTGGCCCTACCTCCTGAAACCGGGAACACTCGCCCCCAGTACTCGTCTACATGAGTCATTCGATCACCTCAATGGTCACGAGAATTTCACACCGCCCGTTGTGTTCAGCTTTAGTTCGATGAAGATTTGTTTCCCCTGTCTTGACCCAGTCGCTCGTGTCGTCGGGCACCCATCGAGCCGTTTTGATCGCATCTATGGCCGACTTGAGCGAGGCCGCGGCGTTGTCTTCGTCGGTCGGTCGGTAGTGGCGACTGACCTTGCTCGGCCCCATGAACCACTCAAAGGAAATGCGAATCGGCTTCGGCGCCCAATCCATCGGGCGAGCTCGCCAGGCGTAACAGAAGACAGTCTGCTTGTATCCGCTGCGCTTCCCGGTTCCGTTAATGGCCCGGTTCTTTTGCGCCCAGTGAAACCGCCCGTTGGGGCTTGCCTCAGGTGGTGGCAAAGGAATCGTAAATTGGAACGTTTGGCTCAATCCTTCACCCCGCAAATATGCTTCACCGAATCGAAATCGAGCCTCAATTGCATGGCGATATCTTCAAATCCATATCCTTGCTTGCGAAGCCTCTCAATGGTCGCGACGTGGCACTCGGTCGCTTTCATGAACGGGCGGCGAGCATGAACACGCCGCTCCCACTTGACCGAGTTATCACGGTTAAAATCGCTCAACGTTCTCCTCCAATCGCCTGGCCGCTTCGTCAAGCACGGCCACGTAGTAGAGCGCGTATCCATCCTTGGATTCCACGCGCTTCACGTCCAAGCCAAACCCCCGAAGGGCGACGGCGAGCTGGTCACTCGTCATGTCCTTCGGAGCGAGACCCGTCGGGCTATCCATTGCTCTGTTCCTCCGGCTTCATCAAAACGCGGCGTTTTAGAAATGCTTCAAAAATTGGCTCTTCCTCGCCGTCCGAAAAATCCAAGAATTCGCCAACATGTTTAGCAGTGATAACTTCCCACCCTTCTGAGCCGAAGTCATCCAACTGCAAAAGAGTCACGGACCGGCAATAGTCGTACTCCCATTCAATCGGTTCAATTTCGGCAGATTTATTCATCAATCCTCACTGAACGGGTCGTATTCCGCCGCCTCCAAGGTCGTGGACGCATTCCGCGCCGGCTGTCTCGTAGCTCCTTCGCCGTCGTCCTTCACTCGGTCCAAGCCCTTCACGTTGTCGGCAGTGACTTCCCAAATCTCCCGCTGAACGCCTTCTTTGTCGGTGTACTTGCGACCCTCGATTCGGCCATCGACGGCGATTAGGCGGCCTTTGGTGAGGTAGTTCGAAACGTAGTCAACGGTTTGGCCCCAGACTTTGACGTTAAAGAAATCGGCGGTCGGGTCGTTCGGGTCGGTCGGCTTGCGGCCCTTCTCCACCGCAATAGAGAAGGTCGCGTAGTTCTTTCCCGTGGTCGTCGTGCGAATCTCGGGGTCTCGCGTGAGTCGACCAATGAGGACGATGCGGTTAAACAATCAAAGCCTCCTGAGTCTTATCGGCAAACGGGTCTTCAATCGCGCCAACCAGTTCGGGCTTTTCAAGATTCGGGAAGCCTGATCCAGCCCATTCGATCACCGTCTCAAAGTCAGCCAGTTTGCCTTTATGCGCCTTCGTGATGGCCGTAGCCGCCACGATAGGCAAATCCGATTCCAAGCACAGGTCACGAAGTTCTTGCCACTCAATAGGACTTGGCTTGTAAAAGTTCAACGCTTCAGTTAGCGCGATTGCTCGGTTTGCTTCGTCCCACTGGTTAGCCGCGTCGAGATCCATAATGCCCGCCGCGTGAGCCGCCTTGACGATCTCCGCGCCAACCTCAACGGGCCGCCCACGAAGGAACCGAGTCCAGTCGGGAGTATCAAAACCCCATGCCGCCCGAATCGCTTTTAACTCGGGATCACCCTTCGGCCGCGGTTGACTTGCGACGTCACCGCGCGGCTTCGCCGCATCCTCTTGAACCGGGGAAGGTCGCTCGGCAATCTCCTGAACTTCGGCCGAGTCAAGCCAGTTCAAAAACGTGTCGCCGGTCTTGGAGTCAATCCGAAAAATCCGGTTTCCAAAAAGACCGGTCCGGTCCTTGGTTTGGGAAGCGTTGTGCGCCATGTCGAGCTGGAACACGGTCGTAAACTCGTATTCGACATCCGGTTCTTGAATAGCCGCGAGTCCGACCTTTTGGACCTTGCCGCCCTCTTGGGAGTAGTCCGTCTTCGCCCGCATGCACGCGATAACGTGAATGCGGCTTTGAAGAATGGCGTTCTTGAGTTCGTCGGCTTCGGCCTTAACCGGCCCCCAGTTCGCGTACTGGTTTTGCTTCCCGCCGCGCTGGTCGAGTTGCTCCTTTCGGTCAAGTAGGTACTTCCAAGCGTGAGAGAAGGAATCAATAATGATGACCTTGTATCCCGCTTCTTCGGCTTGCTGAATCGCCGCGATGTACTTCTCAGGGGAGAATGGCGGCTCGATATCCGCAACATCAAACTCAGTGACGTGCGAGTAAAGCGACGCTGAACCGTTCTCCGTGTCAATGACCGCGATCGGCCCGCCCTTCGCCAATCCCTTCGCCAATTCGAGCGCCGAACGGGTTTTCCCGCTCCCTGATGCGCCCATCATCCCTACTTTCAAGAAGACGCGCTTCCTGCTGGCTTTCTTAAATAAGCTCAAATTCCTTCCTCCGTTTTGGTCAGGGAAGCGGTATCATCGGAGTGACAGTAACTCGTCTGATCCGCTTCAAGTGGGTCACGCCCCGAACTCGTGCAAGGAGCCGGGGCTTTTTTATTTCTGGGCATCGGCCGCCGCCGCGCCTCTTCTTCTCTCGCGATGCGCGGCACTGAGTGACGGGTAATGCCGTGGTCTTGGGCGATCCTTCGGGTTGTTTCCTTGGTTCGGAACCGCTCAAAGTAGCGCCGCCAGATATCCTCTCTCGCTTCTGGGTCTACCGCCATGCTAGGCATTATATCCCAAATATCCGCCGTATGGAAGATATTTGGAAGAATCGGCCAATAATGGAGTTACGCACTATGCTTGTGATGGCCGCCCCTATTGACCCCCGAGCAAAGCTCATCCAAACCTTGTTGGATCGGCACCGATTGTCGTACCGGTGGCTCGGCGAAAGGATGGGGAAGCCTCACGTGACCATTGCTTCATGGATACGCGGGGACAATGCCCCGCGCGACCGCAACGTGTTTAACACGATGCTTGAGCATTTAGCCGTCTTTGGTAAGTCGCAGGAAGGCTCAAGCGACATTGCCGTCGTCCGTGCTGGAGTCCGTCAAATTCCCGTGTACCCAGACCTTGAAGCTGGATTGATGGCATCAACCGAAGCCGACGTCACCATGATGAACGTTATGGATTGGAACAACGGAAACGAGCGATGGGGCCGCAAGATACGCGGCTTTTCCATGTTCCCGGTCCTTGAGCCTGGTGACGTGGTGGTGTTTGAAGGGCGTCCGTGGGAGCCGAACCACGTAGTCCACGCTTTCGATGACGGCAAGGATACGGTCAAGGTAGCTCGAGGATACGGCCTCAAATACGACCTATGGCCCGTCAATCCTGAGTTCCCGGTGATCCCAGGCACTCGCATGAACATCAAGGGTGTTGCCGTCGAACGCATCCGAAAAGGCATCAACGACGAAACGACGCGAACTGAGTACCCAAACGGGATGCGGTATCTCTTCCGGGATTGACCGTAGCCCGCAAAGATTCTTCCAATTTTCCTCAAAATATCTTCCGAAGTGGAAGATAACTGGTATATACTGTTCTCCGTAGCCCGATGGAACCGGGCCAGGAGAACTAAGATGCGAGCTGTCAACTTTTGCCGACACTGGGAGAACCTTCGGGAAATCTTCCGCGACCTTCACGATCTGTTCGTCGCCCCCTATCGAATCCGCGTGGTGTTGGCATGAGCGTGAGCGTGATCCGCTGCATCAGCTTCCAAGACGCACTGCTGACCGCGAGCGCCGTCTACGTCGAATCCAACGGCAAGCGTGAGGGAATCCCCGCGCAAGTCAACGGCGAGTGGATTGTGCGAGTCCAAGAGGTCGGAGCGTGATCCGCTACGACCACCTTCGCGACGCGCTCAACGTCCCGGACGGGGCTTGCGAATGCGACCCCGACATTAACTATCAATGTGGTCATTGCTACGCGGTGGGCGGCGCGGAAGAGGCGCAAGAGATCCTGCTTGACCTTGACCACGTGACCGGCATCCAAATGGCCGAACGGGAATTGGTGCTTGCGTGATTCTGCTCGACCAAATCGCCGTCAACTCCGTCGCCCATTCGGTGA